ATGAAGCTAATACTGATTTGGAAACATATACTGAAAACAGAGAAATGAATCGAAGAAATTTTGAACTTCCTCGATTCAATAATATTCATAATTTTATTGAACCAGAAGATGAAACTGTCCCTACAAAACTAAATGTAAAAGTACCTACAGAAGAAGAGTGGACAGAAGTTAAACATAAACGTCATGTCGTAAAAGGAGTTGACGATTTTAAGTCTATATTTGATGATAAAGGTGAATTACTTGAAGAACATGATACTGTGTGGAATGCTGATGAAAATGAAGAATCATGTTGGGATGCTCCTATTGGAAAATCTAATTGGAATTAGAAGATCGTAATTGTGGAGGCTCAATAGAACTTAATATACTTTTTCCACCAAAAATCATAGTAAATATCCAATCAAACGGAATACGAATCCACCTACCAACTACTTGTGCCCATCTAGAAAGAACTAGGGCATCAAGTTTTTCACTTTTATACCATCCAAAATATATTCCAAATCCGAATGATACTAGTAAAAGAACAAAATTTATTAATGAAAAAACTCCATTGGTTTCTATTTGTCCAAATATCCATTCATTCATACTTTTAACCATTCCAGTATTTGGCTTATTTTCTAATAATGGAACAGTAGATACATTTTTAATGTCGTTATTTTTTCTCCCTGTTCGTTTACATCTCATATACGTCTTTCCATCTTTAGGCATAGGCCCACCTGTCAATTGTTCAACGTCGTTATAAAATATTTTACGATCACCTAAGGGTTGTATTCCTCGAAATGCTGGTTTTGTATTTCTTACCAATAACGCAAAATCAGTGTGATCAATATTAATCATGTGTCGAAATACAACCCACTTTGTAGGAGAGCATTGACCATCTAATGTGACACCATCATATACATAATAAGAACCAGTAGGAGGAACCATCATAAATAATCCCCATTGTTCTCCTAAAGAAATAGGAGTAGGAGTTTGTGAATTTGCATAAGGAATAAACGCATTAAAAAAATGTATAGAATGTGTTTTTCCAGGATTGACTCGAAACAATGAACTAACACAAAGATTACCTTGTGTTGGACTTTTAAAATACGCTACAACTTCTCCTTCTGCTTGAACACCATCAATTGTATGATGGCTTGGTTGATTTATCAATACTAAATTACACGAATAAGAATGTCCGTTATATTTACATGATCCAAGATTTGTTGAACCCACTATCATTGTCCCAAACTGAGTAATAGCCACGTTTGCTTGCGCGATATATGCGTCGTCAAAGACTAAATCGCAAAGAATGTTACAGGGTTCGGCACCTGATTGTGATAGATTAATGGGACTTTGATTCGAATTTTTACAAGACGCTGATGAATCAAACACACTCATTTGTAGTTTCGCATTATTTTGTATCTTGGAGATATACAATATGGTAGACGCAGGAGGAATATTAGGAATTATATTTGGTAGTATTTCTTTTCTTATACTAATTGTTTATGGTCTTTATACAGGAATACCGTCTGTTAAGACACTCGTAGATGAATTACTGAATCCGAAAGTTAAATCTGATTTTTCTACTGGATTCTTAGCAACATTTACGACAATTCTAACATACTTTATATTTTTAGCAGGACCTATAACAGATGTAGTATCTCAACAATATAGGTATAGTATAGCAAGTATAGTAGGGTTTTGTGGTTCTATTATTGTATTAGTGCTCAATCAACCATGGTTTTCAAATTTTTCACATTATTTTATTGGTGAGCCGTGGGCTACAACAGGAGACCCTACAACTCTTACTGTTTTGTATAGCTTTTTAACCAGATTTTTAACTGCCGGGATGATTTTACTTGTATCAGCATTAATCATTGTTCCAAGTGTATTTGCGGGTCTTAAAGATAGCAAATCTGCTGCAATATCAAGTTCTGTAATTGGTACATTTATAGGTGTTGTTATTTTAGGAGGTTTTGATTTTCTTTCTAAGGAAGGTGTTTCAGTTTCTAAAAATGAAGCAAGACTTCGTGAACTTTCAGCAGAAGAAAGAAGTAAGTTTGATGAAATAGGCAATACTACCGGATCGGATGAAGATAAATTCAATAGTGTTTTAAATGATGTTTTGAAACTAGGAAGTAAAGAAGGATGGTCATCTTCGCTAGACTTAAATCCGAAAGTAAAAGAATCTATGTGTGATGTTCCTGGAACAGGGAAATTTTTTTCAAATACGTTGGCACCTCCCTCAATTATATTGACACAAACGATTATATGGTGTCATTTAATTGAACAATGGGATATTCAAACTGGTAAAGCAGGAAACTTTGGTATTGGAACTTCACAAGGTAGCAATGGTTCCGTTGGATTAATTGTTACATCTGTTGTAACATTTATATTGCAATGGATTACTTTATATAGTTCAGATTGTCTTGCGGATACTAAATACATTTATGGAAAATGGGCACCTCTTGTATCTCTAATGTTGTCTATTGTATTTGCTGGAACTGCGTATGGAACTTTGAAAGCTACATCTGAAAGTTTTACAGATAAAAAAGATGTTGTGCGAGAACATATGGTATTTAGCAATACACCTCCTCCTTCAATAGAAAAAGATCCGTCAAAAATTAAAGTTGGAGAACCTATTCTTCAAAATCTTCCTGTAAACGATAATGATGAATTTGTGTGTGAAGCTTATAAAGATGGAGAATTAATAAGTTCTAGTTTAGTAACATAAGTCTTTGAGCGTTTCTTAAAATACGATAATATCCTGACATAGATGTTCCAGTATGTGATTCTTGGAAAAGTAAAACTCCATCCGAATCGTATCTTAAAACAACCATAGTTGGAACAAACTTTACATTGAATTTTATAGCAAAAGAATCAAAATCTTCTTGTATATTTACAGATCGCCACACAACATCTGGAAATTCTTCTTTTAAATCTTCTAGAGCCGGTTTAATTACCTTACAAGGACCACATGTAGGTGATGAAAAGTTATAAGCAACTATATTCATTCTTCTTTTATTATAGTAACTTCTTCTTTTATTAAACCACTATCTGTTTTCAATCGATACAAAGTACTTCTATGTAACCTCTGTTTTACCATTTCAAACCCATTCTTCTTAACTGTTTTTGATAATGCAGTAATAAGAGCGGCATTTAACGAATGTGTATCAATTTTATCTAGATTATTTTTACACCACGTAATCAATTCATTTTCGTATATGGGTGGTCCCATTAATTTTAAAGGTAAATCTTGAACAGGTTCTTCTGTATTTGAAACTATTTCTATTTTTTCGGACGGATTTAAAACTTCCGTTGCCATTCTATCCACAATATGATTATTACGACTTTGTTCATCTTCTCCACCTGTATGTGCTTTTACATGAACAAATCCATATGATTTAAATTTTGAAAGGCGAATTGAAATATCTTCAATTAAATCACGATGTTTAACATCTGCTCCTTGTGCTGTTTTCCAATTATTTCTTATCCAAGTTGGTAGCCATATAGTTAAACAATCCTTTGAATATTTTGAATCTGTATATATTTTAAGATCTGTTTCAAGATATGGAAATGTCTCAGCGGCACGAACACCTTCTAAAATAGCCATTAATTCTCCACGTTGGTTTGTTTGTGAATTACTTTCAGGAACTCTGCCAGATTTTGATATATGTTTATGTTCAGGAAAATAGAATGCCCATGAAGCTTTTGCGTCAGATTTGCCATTTTTTAAACAAGCCCCGTCGGTATAAATTTCAACCCTCATAGTTGCTCTATAATGGGATTATGTATTAGAGTTTTTATTCGTTTTACAATACATCGACTCTGAATAGCATTTTGTATAGTAGATGGGTCTTCTACATGAAACCATACTCTACATTTAAAAGAGCGTTCTTCTAATGATCTTCGAATCATTTGTTGACACGAAAAAGTTAAAAATTCAGAATGATATACCATTAAAATACGAATACGTTGGGATTGTTTTTTAGGAACTTGTGAAATCCAATTATAAAACCATGGGGCAAATGTTTCTACAGAATTAATTTCTGCCGCGTCAATTTCTGTATATTCGCAAATATCTCCGTGTGTTTTTTTATAATCCGTCCATATCTTTTGAGTCTCGATATCATTCAGAGGTTCAAAAAGTATATAATGTGGAGGAGGATAAACTAACATTATTATTTAATTACTCGGTAGTTGTAGATGCTAAAACTTTCTTAACAGGAATGCAAGTTGCAACAAGATATATACTATTTTCAGTAGAAATGATAAAACAGTCTTCACATTTGGACATGGATTGAATGTGGGATGTGTATTCAACATCGGATTTTGCCAAAAACTTTGAATTGTCTTCTCGTACTCCAATACAGCATTTCTTTTCAAGACTATCTGCATAATAATCGAGGTATATTGGTTGGTCATTTGTCAACGCAACTTGTGCTACTCGAAGCAATACACCAGGGGACGGCAAACTCATTTGTAATATAAAATGTTTATTATGACTATAACTGAACGCATTTAACTGTATCTTCAATTCGAAATCTTGATCTCATACATAAACTTGGAAGTTCGGGTCGTGGAACTTCTAGAATTGAAACAAGACCTATTCGGACAATTTCTCGAAGAGCCTTTGCAGTTAATGGAAGAACCTTTGAACTCTCAAATAAGAAATCTACATATTGCGTCGTATTTTCTTCCGTTTGTTCTGTTTTTGTTTGTCTAGCAGTATGTTTCAACTCCTCCATAATATTTTGAAATGTTTTAGCCATAAATTCTTCCGTAACTAATTCGCGAACATATAATTGTGTCACAAATTTAGCATATCCGCGTCTCTTTTCTTTTTGTTTCATCCAAACAATAACTTTATCATCAAAATTTGGTTCTGTGGAATCTGGAAATGTCAATGTATCATGAATATCATATAATTTAGGAAACATTGTGAGTTGAGTATGAATATCATCTTTTATTTCTGGAATAGTATCTACTAGTTTTACGGCACAATCTGCCATAATACCACAAAACATACTTTCTGTTATTGATTTATTAAACAACAAAGCAGAAACTCTTAGTCGAAATTCTTGGTCTCGTTTATGAATAATAGTCAATGCTTCTGTCGTCAATTGATCAAGATTTGTCTTTGATAATTTATTTAAAATTCCCATGATAACTCCATATTCGGGATCTGTTTTATCCCCAATTTTACTAACATATGTTCCAAGAGTCTTTATACGCCAATTCTCACTTTCTTGACGATTTCTAAATGTTTGTTTAGGAGGTCTAAATGGTTTGTAAGTAGCAGGAGTTATTCTTAACCTTGCTATACTTGTTTGAAGTCGACTTGGGAGTGGTATTTTGGTTCCAAAACGAACCGAATAAATTTGAGAAACTGATAGGCTCATTTGTATTTAGTGGCATTCTTTCAAGTAAGCCAAAAACGAATCCGTTTCACATATACATGGAAAGTATCTTAGGAATAATACAAATGGGTTCAGATATAGAGACCACAAAATTCCAATATTCTTGGATTCTGTGGTATCATGATCCCGAGAATAAAGACTATTCTTTGGAAAGTTATATTAAAATAGCAGATGTTTCAAACCCACAACAATTCTGGACAATCGTAGATTCAATATCAAAAGAAGCTTGGGAATCAGGCATGTTCTTCTTTATGAGACATGGATTCAAACCTCTTTGGGATGCTCCTGAAAATGAAGCAGGTGGAGCATGGTCAAAAAAAATAGAAGCTTCCGTTGCTCATACAACATTTGTAGATTTAATGGTACATTGTGTAGCAAATGAATTTCTTATTAATCGTAAAGAAACATTGGTTGGAATAACCATTTCTCCTAAGGGTCCTGCATCAATCATAAAAATTTGGAATACAACAACTACTGTATCTGAAAACGCATACCTAAATCCTCAAATGTCTGGATTTAAAATTGGGGATGATGTTACATATACGGCTCATAAGTCAAGACCAAAATAATTTAAACAATATTTAAAGAAAAGTCACCAGGATTTGTTTCATTAAAAAGTTCAGTGATTCTTGAAATATAAATATTACGTAATTTCTGAATATGTGATAAAGTTGGATTGTCTATCTTTTTTACATATATGGGTCTTCCTGTATATGTATGAATAGGATTTAAAGGTTGATTTGTTATTTTTAACCAATTTATAAAAGATTTAAATTTTGGAATTGAAATTCTTAGTTTTAAATATTCGTATAATTTATTATTAAACCATTGAATAAATTCATTATCTGATTCTGGAAAAAGTTCATTCTCACCATATGTTAAGATTGGAACAATAGGTGTACCTGTTTCCAAAGCAATTTTAAAAATTCCTTTACGTTTTTTAATAACAAGTTCTAATATTTTATCTTTTAATCTTCTCATTTCATCAACTCCTCCAACCGTAATTGAAATTGATTCTTTAGATACTGTTTTTTTAATAGTCGTATAATCAGATGGAATTGCGTTCAAATATTTAATAAATGTGGATAACAATGGAATATTAAAAAATACAGAATGCGCTACACCTTTTGATGCTATATAATTTGGATGTGTTAGATTGTATCCATTGTGAATAATAGGAGTTAATCCAGAAATTCCATGTGGATGCCAAATTCGTATAGATCTTTTCGGAATTTCATGTAAAATATTTATTTTAAACGTTTCTTTAATATTTGATTTGATTTTATTAATTTCTTCGTTAAACATGTAATTCATAAATTTAGATACCTTTTCAAAAAAATAAAACACATACTTTTCAGGAATTGAATAAGATAATATAGTTATTAAAATGAAAAGTGTAAATGAAGTAAATAATATTAAACTAATGAAAATTATAAATAATAAGACAAATCCCATATTGTTATAAAATAATGCTATTATAGAATCTAACATGTTATTTTATAAAAATATAAAAATACTTGATGATTAACAAGATGAAAGTGTGGACAAGACCATTCATATATTTGGTAAGTCATATTTTATTAGGATTTCTAAGTTATTTCTATCCTGAAGTTTTATATGCCACAATAGGATATCAATTCTTACAATATTTTTTCAATGTTAGATTTTTCTTGTTTGAAGGAATATTTCGTCAAGGTAATTCTTTAGAACACACTTCTGTGAAACTTACAGAAGTTGCTATTGGATATGGATTAGCTATGCTGAGCAAGGCATTAAACATAATTTAATTTCTCCAAGATTTGCTACTACATACCGAATCATTAAAAACCAATCATTTTTCATATGAATTTCTAGATTATTACATAGATTCGTACATTTTGTAAATAAAACAAGATGAGGTAGTGAAAAGTTCCCTGTTACAATCTCATCTGATTTCTTTTGTATACTAAATTCATTCTCCGAATCTCCCATAACAGTAGATCTTGATGCAAAATGCCCTTTACAACTGAATGTTAAAGATGTTCCTACATTTTTAATATCTATTGTCTTAGCACCCAATAAAGTCATATCTCTACAAATCTTTTGGAAATCCATAGATGGCATAGTAATATTTGCACTGAATTCTGTTTCTGGTAATTGAATATCAGGTTCATCTCTATCCAACAAATTCAATTTATAACGAGTTATTTGTTTTCTCTCCCCATCTTCTAATAAAATACCCAACGAATTTGAATCAGTTTTATCCACATAAAAAGTTATTGTATCATCATTTGTAGCTGTTCTTACAATACGATATAAATGATCTGTGTTTACACCAATCACAAATTTACGTGAATCATAATTATACGAAAATTTTTCAAATTTATCTGCGTGTAATCTTAAATGTACTAAAACAGTTCTCGTATTATCCATTGCAATCATACGAATACCATCCTTATCAAAAATAAGACTCATTTCAACAAGAATACATTTCAAAGCCTCTTTCAAAGTTCGAATGGCGCCCGTTTGAACAGTTTTGGCTTCAACAATATAATCTGTCATTTTATGTTGTTAATTTGCGTGCGTTTAAACTTTGTTTCGCATAGTTTGGCTTTTCTTTTTTGAAACTATACGTCCTGATTTATTATATTTTAAATCAGCTTTGGTAAGACCACCAGAAGTTTGTTCTGCGGTTCCGTGCATTACTTGGGCACGTGAACCAACTCTTTGTGTTTTACTATTGGGCATTTATCTTTTACCAAATACTTTTTCGTGGATTTCAGTATTATATAACCCCACAATTTCACTTGCCTTAATATTTGTCCCTGAATTATCACTTAGACCATCTACTTGTGAACATATACAAGGATAAATAGCGTACCATACATCTTTTTGCATAAGATGCACCCAACCAACATCCGCACTCCATTCATCCTTTGGTTTCATATAAAAATACTTTTGATATTTTTGTAAAAAGTGTAATCTATTCTGTAATAAAGTATCAATATAGAATTCATTTACTAAATAAGCTCCGGCATTTCTAGAATTATAAACTCTTGGATTTCTATAATCTAAATACCAACCGCATAACATAATAACATTCCAATCAGGTTTTAAAACTAGTTCGCATAATTGTTTGTAAGCAGGTTCAAAATCTAACCATTGTAAATCATCTTCTAATATGAGAATATTTTTCCATTTATTTTGTTTAGCTAATGCTAAAACAGATGTATGGCTTGCTTGAATACCCTTAATAGGAATAGCATGTTTTATAGCAGGAAACCTTACTATCTTATCTTGTGGGATTTTTCCTTTTTCAAAAAAGGTTTTCATAATATCACGGCGATCTTGCCGATGATCCAAGTTTATGTAAATAATTTTATCAATAAACTCCCACATTATTATAATGTCAAGAATTCTTATAAAATTTCCTACGAGAGGTAGATTAATTAAAAGTCTTGAAGTTCTTAAAAAATATGTATATATGGCAAATAATATTCAAAAAATAAAAATCATTGTTTCTGTAGATGAAGATGATAACCATTCTCAATATAATGTTATGAAATTTCATGATTGTATAAGTGTTGTTATAGGACCATCATTTGGAAAAATTCATGCTATAAATAGAGATATTCCTGATCCTAAAACATTTGATATTTTATTATTAGCTTCGGATGATATGATTCCACAAGTCCAAGGTTACGATGATATCATAAGACAGAGAATGTCCGAACATTTTCTAGATAGAGATGGTGTTTTATTTTTTAATGATGGATATGCAAAATATAACCTAAATACTTTAGTTATATGTGGTTCTAAATATTATTCAAGATTTGGGTATATTTATAATCCTGAATATAAATCTCTTTGGTGTGATAATGAATTTATGGATGAAGCAAATAGATTAGGAAGACAGGTATATTTTCATGATGTTATAATTAAACACGAACATCCTGCAAATAATAAAAATAGTATTATTAATAAACTTAAAGATGATATTTATATGGTAAATGAGCAATATTATGATATAGATAACCAAATCTATTATAAAAGAAAAAAATATGGGTTTCATTTAAGTATTTTAATATTAACAATTCCATCAAGATTACATATGTTTATAGATTTATTAAATAGAATTTCAAAACTTAAACAAACAACATCTCTTATAGTTGAAGTTTTATTTGATGATAGAGAAGGAATTAGTATTGGAGAAAAACGCAATAATTTAGTAGATAAATGTTCAGGAGAATTTTGTTGTTTTATAGATGATGATGATAAAATAACAGATGATTACTTAAAAGTTATTGAAAATTCCCAATTAAAATACGATTGTATCAAATTGAATGGACTTATGTTTGTTAATGGACATAAACACAAAGATTTTGTTCATTCTATGTATTTTAAAGAATGGGTAGATTCTGAAAACTTTTATTTTAGATATCCAAATCATCTAAATCCAATAAAATCATATATAGTTAAAAAAATAAGATTTGAAAACTCGAATTATGGTGAAGATAGAGATTTCTCTAAAAGACTTTTAGATAGTAAATTAATAAAAACAGAATACTCACATGATAAATTACAATATAATTATATGTATACGTATAAAGAAGAAAGTAAGGACAATATACAATTTATTGAGACAAAAAATTACAATAAAAAAGTTCTAAAATTATTTAAAAAGATTTAAAATAATGGATACATCTTGTTAAGTGTATACGAATCTCCTTAATTGTTATTGTTTACAACAACCAAATATATTAAAAATCCATATTGGACAATTCTTAAAATATAAATATACACATTTAATTTTGAATTTTCAATTTCAAATGTATTATTTTACAAAATCTAATTAATTACCAAAATATACTAAAAAAATATCACGTTTAGTTGGAGTATGCGAGACCACCCATACCAGACATTACACGAAGAACGTTGTAGTTGAGAGCATATACTCGTACCTGCGCAGTGTTAGTACCAGCTACGGTTGCTACGGATACGGTTAGTTGGAGAGTAGCTTTGTCAATACGAGAAAAGTTGCAAGTACCAGAAGGCTGGTGCTCCTCAGGGCGAAGAGCAAAAGAGTAGCAGTTAATACCACGAGAAGGAGTGCGGCTGTGGTGTTGGTAAGGTTGCACGGTGTCGAAATAAGACCCTTCACGCTCCGTAAAACGATCCTGGCCGTTTAGTTGGAGCTTGGCTACCTGTACGGGATTTCCACCTTCACATCGCACACCTGATGCAAGAATTACCTTGGAAAGTAGGAAAGGGAGTAGATATTCAGTAGTACCAGGTGTAACTAATTGTCCAGCTGATGTACCAGGGGTAGTACCAGCATATGTGAGAGAAGTTGCCTGTCTAGTTCCTTGAAGAATGTTGGTACTCATATCATTAGATCCTTGACTCAACGCCCAGATAGACGTATCATAATCGTCGGAGTAGTTGAAAGGTTGAGGACCATATAGAGATTGATTTACATCAGAACCAGTTGAGCAATCAACAAAAGAATCACGCTGTACAACCCAGAACAGTTCCTTTACGGGGTGGTTAAAGTTCAATTGAATCTTGTTAGAAGAAGAGGTAATAGATTCTGCACCCGTGAACTGTACCTGTTCAATTAGGTATTCATGAGATTGTTGAGCAAATCGGCGACGCTCTTCGGTGTCAAGGTAGCAGTAATCTACCCATAGAGAAGCAGCAAGGAGAGAACCATACCCAGCAGCCGTTGGCGTACCGCTACCCGCTGCCCACACGCAATTTTGAACAGTTTGGAACTGGACGTTTACGCGCACTTCGTGGTATTGTAGAGCAATCAAAGGAATTGCTAGACCGGGGTTACGACAGAACCAGAATTGGAGAGGAATGTACAAAGTCGTGTCAGGAAGCATGTTGAGAGGAGCACAAGACCCAGGTGCGTCTGAAGAAGAGCAAGGGGCAGGCATGGAATAACCCTCAGGTTGGGTAGGCAATACAAGTTGGGCAGTGTGTCCAACCATCTGGTTTAGAGCATCTACAGTTCCGGCATCGGTAGCAAGCTGAGTCCAGATTTGCATCCAATCACCATATTGACGATCAATACGCTGACCACCAATTTCAACTTCTACTTGTTGAATTAGACGGTGACCAATATAGTTGACCCATCGAGCAGAGGCTGTAGTACCAGGAGATACACGAGGCAATACAACTTGGACATACGTCTTATACATTAAATCTGCATTACGATTAATTACAGCGGTCACGCTCTTGTTAAAGTCAGCCTGACCGTTAAAAGTTACTTCAATAGATTCTACAGCAAAGTTAGTGTGACGCTTGTAAAGAATCTTCCAGAACGTAATCTGAGGATTACCAGAAATGTATACATCTTGTGCACCATAAGATACAAGTTGCATTAAACCACCGCCCATATTGTTGTTATATTCCACAGCAAGAAAAAAAATATTCTAGAAAAAATCCTTAAACGACCTCGAGAGAATTCCTGTCTAAACTATATAAATGGATATACTGTTTATACCAACATCAAATTTGTTAATAAATACATTTCTAAGAGGAATTTTAGTTCTTTTAGTATCTGTATACGGATTTAAAACTACATGGTATTTGGGATACGTATATGCTGTTCTACATGATGCTATTTCATTATTTTTATTGAGAAACATTGTATAATCGTCGACTTATTAGTCACGATAAAAATTTTATATATTCTTTATACAAACATGGTAACCAAAAAGATACATCAAATATGGGTTGGACCAAACCCAATTCCACAAAAATCAATTATGTTTATTCAAAAAATAAAAGAGCTTCACCCAGACTATGAATACAAGTTATGGACAGATATAGATTTAACTTCGGAAAACTTTTCAACCTTACACTTCATTAATTCAACCCCAGTATACGCTCAAAAAGCAGATATAATGCGTTATGAGATTTTGTATAAGCATGGTGGAATGTACCTAGATATTGACTTTGAAGTCTTTAAACCATTAACCTCATTACTCACACACGATTTAGTTGTATGCAATGAAGATTCTAATATAAATGATTACATGACAAATGCATTTATTTATTCAATTCCAGGAACAATAAATTTAAAAAACTGTATTGATAATATTCATACGTGTCCTCTTGGTGGACAAATAAATGTATCTTTTGCAACAGGTCCATGGTATTTCAGAAAACAAATATCTATAGAAAATGCACGAGTTTTGCCAACATATACAATGTATCCTACTCATTATACTCAAAAAGGATATCGACCAGATATATTTTCCGATGAAACATATGCTATGCATCACTGGGATAAAAACTGGTAGATAAATACATCACGATTAAATTCAGGTTCGTAAATTGAACCTATATAATTCTTCATATTAAATGGTGAGATTGTTAAATTTATCGTATGATAATGATATGAATTAAATATATCATCATTTTTATCATTTCTGCAAGATGTTACAAATAAATATTTACATTTTAACTTTTTCAATAGAATCTGAATATCTTCTATTGAGAGATGAAACAATACATCGCGAATACATATAACATCTGCGGAAGGAATGTCTTGTGCGACTACATCCAGGCAAAGGAAGCTGTGTTGGGGATATTTTACAGAATGTGAATCAATTAAAAATTGTACAATATCAACCCCAGTATACTTTTTTGTCTGAAATGTCTTTGTTAATGGCATCCATGTTAGATCCCCACATCCAATATCTAGAATACTTTCTATTGCATGATTCTCGCAAAATGAATCAAAAAACTCCCGAAACTTTGTGGTATTTGCAAGTGAAGATCATGGTCCAGATTTTGGAATGTCGCTTCTAGAGTCATTCCAAAGTCCATTACGATATATGTTACTAAAAATTTCTCGGCGGTTCATTATAAATTATCATATGAAAAAATACGTAATTGTAACGGACTGGTTACTTACGTATGTTACACTTGAAGCATTGTACTTTGCAAAAAAACTTGGATGGGAATTTGTTATTCTTTCAAAGTTAGATAGATCTATTTTTTTAGAGCCATCTAACATTTTGCTAATAACATACAACGATTTTGATTTAACAACTATACAGAAACACCCAGACTGTAAAATTATCTATAAAGTTGATGACTATCATGGAGAAAACCAAACAAGAAAAAATTGTATTCTGAGTGCAAACTTAGTCATTTCGCCATATGCATACTTGATAAAGGAATCTGTTCAAAAACTATGGATACCATATTCTTGCGTGGATGAGTTTGTAAAAGATATAAAGTTTAATGAAACTCCTACCAATGCAGTATTTACATCTGGAGCTATTTCTTGGCATTATCCATTTCGCGAATATGTTCAATCTCTAAATGACGAAAGAATTGTGAGAAAAGGTCATCCAGGTTATCACGCCAAATTCTCAGAAGATTCTAGTGGAGTTGCAAAGGATTATCAAAAAATACTAAATAGTTATATCTGCTGTTTTACCGATGCTTCAATTTACGGTTATGTTCTTCTCAAGAATTTTGAGATAGCTGGTTCAGGTTCATTACTTCTAACAGATCGATTAATAGAACCTCAAATGAATGAACTTGGATTTGTTGATAATGTAAACTGTATGTTCTGTACTAAAGAAACTTTTGTAGAAAAGATTAATTTTATCCTGGATTTGAAAAACAGAGATAAAATTGACCAAATAAGAAAGGCTGGGATGGAATTAGTTCATTCTAGACATTTAACAAGTCATAGAACTCAATTATTTATTTCATTATTGGAATAAATAAAGTTATCATCTATTCTTTTAATAAATATATAACCCAAATTAGTTAAAAAATTAGATATATGTTCATACTTTATTCCAAAAAGTTTTTCTGATAATCCGTTACATTCAAATTCAATTATTGGTTTATTTCTTCTAATAGTATTTACAGCACCTTGTAGAACATCAAACTCATGACCCTCTACATCAATTTTAATATAATCAATATTCTCAAGATTTAATGAATCAAGCGTAATAGATTCTATAGTTCCACCTTCTACAGTATAAATACATCCCCTAGAATGATTGGAATGTGCAATAGTAGAAACCATGCCAGGAACACTAGATAAGGCTTTATTATGTAATGTAACATTAGTTACGTTATTTGCTTGAATATTATGTTGAAGAAGTTTATAATTGATTGTATCTGGTTCAAAAGAAATCACATTTTTAAATAATTTAGAATATACTACTGTATGTGTTCCCATGTTTGCGCCAATATCTAAATATGTATTATTTCTTTTTTGGCATACCTGTTTTACAAAATTAATGTTTCCAGAATATGGCTCTGCTCTTCCTGAATTAATATACTCGCTACATACTTTATCTGCTACCAAATATACGTCTCCGTTAAATGTACATATATTTTTCTCACTCATATTATATAAATGCAATCAAAACTTTATAATGGATTGATATGCAATATACATAACACAAATGATTACATATCAGGTATAATAGCAACATATGGTATATGGGAGCCAAACGTAACATATTGGATCGAAAAACTTTCAGAAGGTGGAATATTTCTAGACGTGGGTGCTAACATTGGCTACTGTTCATTAGTTGCATCTAAAAAATACTCAAAAACATATGCATTCGAACCAATTCCGGAAAATTATCTCCTTCTAGAAAAATCATTAGAAGAGAACGGTATCAAGAATGTGGAAGTCATTAAAAAATGTGTCGGTGATTCTGAAAAGTTAGAACTATCGGCATTTACTGATAACATGGGTGGGGCAAGAAACGTAGAAAACACTAAAAAACAAAACATTTCTCATATGAAAGTTGCTTCTACCAGAGTTTATGAAGTTGTATTATTAGATAGTTTTACAGAAGAGATTGAAAGCATTGATCTAATGAAAGTTGATGTAGAGGGTCATGAGCTACAAGTATTAAAAGGATTTGTGAAAAATATTAGAAAATGCAAAAATATCCTACTAGAATTATCGCCGTGTAGCTTACCAACTGAAACATGTATAGAGATATTGAATATATTAAGAAATTCTGGTTATTCTTTATATAACATTGGTTGTTGTGAGCAAGGGTCTTCTGTTGTACCTAGCAATCGCGATGAAATAACGAATATACCACAGTTTATTTCAAGTGTATTTCAGACAAACATTCTTGCAAGTAAAATAACTACAAATACATTCAACGTTCTGATTGCAACGATTGGTAGACCAACTTTGCAGAGAATGTTAAACTCCTTGAGTCCACAATTAAATGAAGACGATTGTTTAACAGTTGTATTTGATGGACATGAAACTCCACCGATATTTGACTATTCGGAATTCAAATGTAAAGTTAATATACATTGTGAAAGCCAAGCGTTAGGATATTGGGGACATGGAATTAGAAATAAATATGATTCATTATTAGAAAAAAGAGATTTTGTTATGCATGCAGATGACGATGATGTTTATTTAGAAAATGCATTTGAAGAATTAAGAAAATTATGTATTGATAAAACTACATTATATATTTCTAGAATGACATTAGGTTATAACGGCCGTGTTATACCATGTAGATCATCAAATTCTTTTTGGACTGGGAATATTGGAACACCATGTGGAATTATTCCTTATAATTTAAATTTGCAGGGAAATTGGGCAGAAGGTTATGGTGGAGATTGTAAGTTTTATCAAAGTTTAGAACAAACTGGAGTTAATATAAAATTCTTAGATAATGTAATATACGTTGTTATTCCACGTTAATCAGAGAAATAATAGTGATCAACTAACATTTTATACTTCGTTGGTTCATACATATCTCGCAATTTTGGATCTAATATATTATTTCTTACTGTAATTACATCTTCTGAAATATTATTTATAAATCCTAAATAATCATCAGGGTTTATAATATGTGTTGAAACACACCAGTCGTATTTTTTAATTTCAATATTGTACTTTCTACATAAGAATCCAATAACAATATCATCTGGGTACGAATGTTTTTTATCGTGTTCAACTTCATTTGAAAATTTCAAAGCAACATCTTTACTAAAAATCATATTACTACCATGTGGTGAAAAAACATCAAATTTTTGCATAATATGGCCCGTTGAACAATAATCAATTAAAGGTTTATCTTCTAAAAATTTAAGAAGACGATCAAAAATCCAAAAAGATGAAATATTTGTGCGAATAACGTATTTTATATTGGAATATTCTGGTAAATTTAATAATATCTTCATTCCTAAAATTGTTTTTTCATAAATTCCTGGTGTATAAGACTCTACACCTTTCATTACAAAATCATTGCCATCTATAATATAATCTTCTTGAATATTATCAAGTGTCAAAAAAAATACTTTTATAGATGAACTCGAATTAACATATCGCAACCATTGTAGTTTAAGATCATCATATACAACTCTATATCTCGGTTTAGTTGATATTACTAAAATAATTATCGATACTTGTTCAGAAGTACTCATTTTATTATATTAAAAGTTAAAAAACTAAACATAAATTAAACACACGTTATAATTCATGTTTTATTTACATTAAATTAAATAATGTCTGGAGTCGATATTTTTATTAAAACATATCATAAAGATTTTGTATGGCTCGAATGGTGTCTAAAAAGTATAAAAAAATATGCTACTGGATTTAGAAATATTATAATTGTTTCGGATAACGATACTCATAAAATCCCAGACAGTTTTTTAGAAATTATCCCTTTAAAAGTAGTTTATGTGGATCTTCCAAGAACAAGACCTACATATGTAGAACATGGATTGGGTTATCTTTGGCAACAATATATAAAATTGACATGGTACGATTACACCGATGCGGAAGAAGTATTAATTTTAGATTCAGATGAAATGTTAACAGTTCCAACGTCTCCGGAACATTTTAAAACAGATTCAAAATATCATTGGTTTTTTAGACATTGGAATGAAATGGGTGATGCAAGATGTTGGAGAGAAAGTACTGAAAATTTATTAGGGGTTGAAACTGAATTTAGTGGTATGTGTATAACTGGCTTTATACTTCAAAAACAAACGTCCTTAGCATTAAAAAATCATTTATGTTCAAAAAATAATGTTGATTCAATATGGGAAATATTTGTGAAAAATAATATGAAAACAGCTAGTGAATTTAATATTTATGGTTGTTTTATAAAATATTTTGATAGACAAGAATATACACAATTATTAATTGATCATAAAATTAAATATATTAATAATACAATTAAAAAAGATTGGTCATGGGGTGGATTAACTAATAAACAAATTTTAGATCGTGAAAAAATACTAGAACATGATGAAAAAAAAAGCTAATTAGTGAAGAATTGTTACGTAATTATAATAAACTTTTAATTGTTTCACACGGTGGTTCAGCAACAACTTCGTTTATAGAATTTATTAAAGATTTTATTCATGTAAATTGTTCAAAAGATTTAGATGGATTAAAACATACAATTCCTTCTAAAATAAATCAATATAACCCAACACATATTATCTACATTTATGGAGATATGGACAAAACTATGCGTTCATTATTTCGAAGAAATGGTGGAGGATTTACTATTGCATCTATTCATGAATATAAATTAAGAGGTATTAAACACTCAAATGAATTTCCGCCACATTTTGAAAATTTTGAAGAATATACAAAAATTGTTATAAAAGAAAAAAGAGAACCTGTAGGTTGTTTACTTCATATGTGTGAGTGGAAAAAAGTTCCCAATGTCTTTTTTATTCATTATGAACAAATTTGTACATCAGATACTATAGATGAGTATCTAGGTATTCCTAAAGGAACATGTAGTCAATTTACAGTAAAAGAAAGAGAATCCAAAATTCAAGAATGTGAAACTCCTGAATATTTGAAAACAATGAAAAAAATAAATTTAAGAGTTCAAGGAATTATAACCGGACAACCACATAAATCAAATATTGGAATTATCTCATTTCCACGAAGCGGGTTTCATTTATTACAAACCATATTTGAATCATATTTTTCTATAAAAGAATGCGCATGCCAGAAAAATCCAGATGTTAAAACTAATGAAATTATTGAAGAAGATATAGCATTTCATAGAGCACATGATATGGATTTAAAATTAAATAAAATACAATTTAATAAAATTATAATTTTATACAGAAAAGATATTATTGAACAGTTAGATTCATTTTTTAGATTTCAGTTTAAAAATCTTGTTATTGACAAAAATAATTATAATGATTTATCTGTTCATTCATCTTGTCATGAATTAGATATTCCATATTCTAGTAAACTTGATTTTTTTAGAATAGTTTTAAAAGAATATAAAGATTGGGTTCAAAAGTGGATTAATGAACCAACACAAAATTCTATAATTGTTGAATATTCTGATTTCATGAAAAATCCTCAAGAAACTTTGGACAAACTACAAGAACATGTTTTAACTACTAAAAATTCTGAGTTATCATCTAAAATTGTAGAAGAAATGAAACTTGAATATAACCATTCTTTAACACATGAAAAATATAAAGAACTTGCTAATTTACTTATCTCGTTAAATTAAATTTTAATTAGACTAATAATTATATTATAAAAATGTTTAAAGTTTTAGATGAACGTGAAAAATGTGATCTAGAATGTTTATTTAATGGTTCATTTGCTCCATTAAATGAATATATGACTTTACAAGAATATCAAAAATGTTTAAGTGATCCTTCTTGGTATCCAATTCCTATTGTTTGTACTGTTGAATCTGAAGTAGAATTAGGATCCACATTATCCTTAAAAGATGTTACCGGATTAGTGTATGCTACTTTAGAAATATCTGAATGTTGGAAACCTGATTTAGAAGGAGAATGGAAAGCTGTATTTGGATGTACAGACGATACACATCCTTATATCAAATATCAACAAACAAAAGGAAAATGGTATGTCTCAGGAACTTTAACTAAACAAACTCCTATCACACATTTATCTTTTCAAGAATATCGTCGTACTCCTGAAGAAGTTCGTAAATTAGGTTCTTTTATAGGATTTCAAACTCGGAATCCTTTACATCGTTCTCATATTGAATTAATTAAGAAATCAGCAGAGAATTTACCCGTTTTACTTCATCCTGTTGAAGGTGTTACGCAAGAATGTGATATTCCATTTCCAGTAAGAATGGCATGTTATAAACAAACTTTAAAGTATTTAGGAAATGCTACTCTGTCAATCTTAACTTTGAGTATGCGTATGGCAGGTCCTCGCGAAGCTGTATGGCATGCTATCATACGTAAAAATTATGGATGTACACATTTTATTGTAGGTAGAGATCATGCTGGTCCATCATATAAAAAGAAAGATGGTTCTTCATTTTATGGACCTTTAGATGCTCAAAAACTATCTAAATCACTTGAAGATAAAATTGGAATTAAAATTGTTACTTCTGAAGAAGTTGTGTATTGTGAAGATATACAACAATACATGACACTTTCCGAATCTGTTGGACATGATGTAAAAAATATTTCTGGAACAAAGTTCCGTTCTATGTTGGAATCTAATGAAGATATACCTGAATGGTATTCTTATCCTGAAGTTTTGAAACCTTTAAAACAATTTTATACTAAACAAAAAGGTTATTGTTTTTATTTTGTAGGATTATCTGGTTCAGGAAAATCTACTTTGGCAAACGCATTTAAAGGTAAATTGGCAGAAGTATTTCCTTCTCGCGAAGTTACTTTATTAGACGCGGATGAAATTAGAACTCATCTTTCAAAAGGTCTTGGATTTTCAAAAGAAGATAGATCAACAAATGTAAGAAGAATTGGATATGTTGCGTCAGAAATTGTAAGACATGGTGGAATAGTTTTAGTAGCAAATATTGCGCCTTATCAAGAAGATCGTGAGTTTAATAAACAATTAATTTCTAAATATGGAAAATATGTAGAAGTATTCGTAGATACTCCATTAGAAATTTGTGAACAACGAGATATAAAAGGACTTTATAAACAAGCAAGAGCTGGAACTTTAAAAGGATTTACTGGAATATCTGATCCATTTGAACGACCTGAAAAAAGTTTAGTTTTAAAAACAACTGAATTATATGAAATGATTGATACTACAAATAATCTTTTATTAAAACTCTTATAACTTATTAATTTTTGACATTTTATCAAAAATTTTCTTCTGTTCTTTTTCAGTGAAATTTCTTATTTCTACTTCTGCTTCAGAAACCCTTCTATTTCTTTCTTGTTTAATAATTTCTTCAAGTTCTTGAAGCTTACTTTCTTTAAAATCTCTGAGTTCTTTGTTTACTTTGTTCAATCCTTCAGATCTCAATTCTTCTTCATATTGTTTTAACTTATCAGAAATACCTTGTTTACTAGCTATCATCAAAAGTTTTGTTTCATTCTCTACTTTTTCATCTACTTCTTTAATTCGAGTATCCTTATACTGTGAAATTTCTCCATTTAACTTTTCAATTTCAAGCAATCTATAACTAATAAAAAACTCATCTAATTGGTTTATTTTCTTATTGTGAGATTCTATAACACTTGCTTCAAGGTTCTCAGCATCTAATTGCTTTTGTTGTTTGATAAATTCAGCATGTTTAAGTTTTGATTCCACCAACTCATTTTTGTATGTTTCAATTTCAGTTTCATTCTTTTCTTTGAGCTGATTGATATTTGTTTCATGATCAATTTCAATCTGTTTAACTTTGTGTAAGTAGATATTTTCATGTTTTTCGATATCGTCTTTATATTTCTCATCGAGTTCTGATTTACGACTTTCAATTGTCTTCAATCTAATTTCTTCAAGCTCATTTTCTATTCTAGTAATAACTTCTTCCTTTTGTTTCATGTATAAATTTGCAAACTCATCATTCATTTTAGCCATCTTTAAATTAACTTCTATCTTAGATCGTTTAAGCGCTGCCTCTTTATTTTCTTCAACTTCAGCTAACATTTTAGTTCTTAATAATTCAATTTCATCTTCTATTTTACTTAATTTATTTTCACGTAATCGTGAAACTTCTACTTCTATATCCCTTTTATTTAAATTAATTTCTTGTTCGATGAGAATTAATTTTTGTTTTTTCAATAATTCGGCTTCTTCATCAATATTCTTTAATTTCTCTTGTCTCTTTACTGACAAGGTTTCTTCAAAATCATCCATTTTTTCTTTGATTAATTTTTTACTTTCATCTTCGACTTTAGATAGAATAATTTTCTTTTTTAACGAAACTTCTTCTTCCATCTCTTGTAGTTTATGTTGTTTTAGGTTTGTAAGTTCATTATCTAATTCATGTATTTTCTTATTATGTACGCTAATAATAGTTGATTCAATTTCATTCTTCTCTATTTGTTTTTGGCGCTGGATATATTCCATATATTTAACCTTTGCGTCTAACAATTCCTTCTTGTAAAGTTCAACTTCACTTTCATTTTGCTGTCTGATTCTCTTAATATTTTTTTGATGTTCTAATTCAACTTCTTTAGTTTTATCTAAATACATATTTTCATATTTTTCAATATCATCCTTATATTTTTCTTCAAGCTTCAATTTATGTTTTTCAACTTCTCTGTCATTAATATCTTGAAGTTCTTTGTCTATTCTAATAGAAACTTCTTCTTTTTGTTTTATATACATTTTTTCCATATCTTCTTGCAGAATTATCATTTTTGTATTATTTTCCAATTCAACTTGTTTAGTTAATGTTTGTCTATATTCTTCTATTTTATTCAACGATTCTTTTTTTAATAAAGAAATTTCTTCTTCCAGTTCAATTATTTTGTTTGTACGAGTCTGTGATAATTCCAATTCCATATCTTTTTTAATTAAAAAAACTTCTTGATCTACATTTTTTAATTTTTGTTTTTTTATTGATTCAATGTCTTGAAGATTTTTATTATTCTTTTCGTGTTTTATAAGCTCAAGTTCTTTATAAAGTTCATTTATTTTTTGGGTTTTTAACATTGAAACTTCCTGCTCTAGGCTAGTTATTTGTTGCTGTGATTTTAACCTAAGTTCGTCTTCAATTCCGTTAAATTTTTCTTGTGTTATTAATTTAATTTTTGTATCCAATTCTTGTATTTTCCTATTATGAACATCTATAACATTTGCTTCAAGTTTCTCAGCATCTAATTGTTTTTGTTGTTTGATAAATTCGGCATGTTTAAGTTTTGATTCCATTAATTCTTTTTTGTATGTTTCAATTTCAGTTTCATTTTGTTGTTTGATTTTCTTAATATTTTCCTCGCATTCTAATTCAGCTTCTTTAATTTTATCTAAATACACATTTTCATATTTTTCGATCTCATCTTTATATGACGCATCAAGTTCTAATTTACGACTTTCAATTGTTTTTATTTTAATCTCTTCAAGTTCATTTTCTATTCTGCTAACAATTTCTTGTTTTTGTTTTAAATATAAATTTTCAAAATCTTCTTGCATTTTAGCCTTTTTTGTATTAAATTCAAAATCAGCTTCTACACTAATTTTTTGTTTAAATTTTTCGAGTCTATCTATCTCTTCTTTTCTTAAGGTTTCAATTTTATTTTGTAAATTATTTAATCGCTTGTTGTGTTCTTCTATTACGAATTCTTCTAGATTTTTCTTATTTAAAAGGACCTCTTGTTCAATTTGTTTCAATCTATCTCTTCTTATAGACAAAATTTCTTGGTCAAATTGCGATAGTTTATCTGATTTTAAATTCAAAATTTCATGTTCAACCTTAGACAAACTTTCTTTTCTTAATATTGCAATTTCATTTTCTAGGTTCAGTAAAATATCAGCCTTTATTTTTTTAACGTCATCTTGAATTTGACTTATCTTTAAATCTTTCATAGAATTAATAGTTGGTTCAATTGAAACTAGTTTCTCTCTCTTTATATTTTCAATTTCATGCTCAAGCTGTTCTATTTTTTTGGATTTTAATTCTAAATATTCTTTTTGAATTCTAGATAAACTATCTTCTTTGATTTTTTTGAGTTCTTCATAAGTTTCATTTAATTTTTGGGTTCTTATGTTTTCAATTTCCTTTTCAGTGCTAAGCAAATGTTGTTGTTTGATAAATTGAACCTCTTCATCAATTTTAAGTATTCTATGTTCACTCATTCCTAAAATTTCTTGGTTAAGCTTAATCATTTTTTGTTGTTTAATTAATTCAATTTCCTCATCATGTTCAATTATTTTTTCTTCTCTTATTAATTCAATTTCTCTATCAATTACTACTAACTTCTCATTTTTTATTAAAGCATTTTCTTCGTGAATTTTAAATAATCTTTCTTGTTTCACTAATTCAATTTCATGTGTATATTGATTTATTTTTTCTTGTTTTTTAAAGTTAATTTCTTCGTCAAGTTTAACCATTCTGTAATTTCTTATTGAATTAATTTCATGTTCAACACCAGCAATTCTAGTAGTTCTTGATGTTTCAATTTCTTGATTAATTTGGTTTAATTTTTTTTGTTTTAATAATTCAACTTCTTGATCAACATTGGAAATTTTTTCTTGTTTTAACAAATGAATTTCCTTTTGAATTTGTTGTAAACCTTCATTGTATAATTTTATCATTTTATCATTTAATTCTGCCCACTCTCTCTCACGATCTTGATGTAATTTAATAATTTGCCCATATTTAATTTCGCCAAGTTCTGATTCAATTTTTGTTTTTTCAGCAGAAGTTATATTATTTTTAATCTCTTCACATTCATTATCAATTTCTATCTTGCGTTTCTGTCTATACTCTTCCAGTTCAAGTTGTTTCTGTAATAATAAATTTTCTATGTAAACTTCCTGTTTTTTCTTATATAAAAGAGCTTCATTATCTATTTTTTCAAATTTTTTAGTTTTTTGAACAGCCAATAACTCATCTAACTTCTTTTTTTCTTCCAAAAAATATTGTTCATATTTTGCTCGATGTGAAGAAATTATATCTTCTAAGATAATATTTTGTTCATCTGTAAGTGGAATTTGTAAATTATTTAGTTTAGCACTATTCTTTTTTTCATGTATAATTAATTCAATCTCTTCATTTTTTTGTTTCATTTTTTCTTCAAAATGTTTATGTAATTCTTTTTCTCTTTCTTCTTTTTGTTTTTCAATCATGTTATCTATTTCAAATGTACGCTTTCTAATATAATTATCAAGATATTGCGTAATTTTGCTAAAATCTTCACCATTTATTTTATTTATTGAGTCATCATCTGTTTCTGAAGATGTTGAATTACGTATAATATCAAGTTGCTCTTGTTTATACATCTCAATTTTTTCCATTTCAATTTCCATGATTTTTTGTATATTTTCATAACATTGTTCTGTTGACTTAATTTTATCATCATCAATTGATTTTTCTAAATTACGCTTCATTATTTCATTTTTCTCATATAATTCTTTTTCTTTTAAAGCGCAAATTTCATATAATTTCTTGTTATTTTTTTCTAACAGTAAATCATATTCTTTTTTATATTTATTATAAAATTTATTTTTAAAGTACACCCTTATTTTTTCAATGTCTATTTTACTTTCAATATCCAATTTAAATTCGTTGTGTAAAGAAATTTGTTCTTTCTCGGTTTCTTCACATTTCAAATTATCATATGTATCTGTTAAATTGACATATACGAGATCAGAAGGATCTTTTGCGATTGAAATAATCAAAGGACAATCTATATTAGAACAATTTGTGAAATATGTACTTTTAACGTCAAGATATCTATATCTAAACAAATATGATTTTACTAATGTAGATATATTAACAGGATCATAGAATTTTGATAAGTCTTTAATAATTAAATTTTGAAATCCATCTATAGAAACGTAGTAATTTGAATCAAGATTTATCATTCCATTAACAATAATTCCACTAAATTTTGAATGAATTGTCTTATTATCTAATAATGCAAAATCACCGTAATCGATTGCATTTTCCGGTATTTGAAAGTTATCAAACATAAAAGGAGATAATAACCCAATATCGCTTGGTTGGAGTTTAGAAATATTTACAGATAAATTATAATCTAATACAACATCATCAAATAAAAATATATTTATATAATCATCTTGAAATTCTTTAAAAATATCATCGGTAGTAATACCGTATGTTGAGTTAATGTTTAAATGTTCAACTTTATCGTGATTATTATAAGAAAAATCTGGTAAGTTACTCGTTATTACAACTACTTTTTCAATAAAAGGATTATCAGCATTTTTAAAAATAGAATTGTAAGTTAATCCATCAGTTGCTGTATCAATTAGTTGATATAATATAACCTTTTTATTTGAAGCTTCGTTTAAAAAAAATAAATTGTCCAAATATAATACATTTGAATCAATTAAATATTTTTTATTGTGTTGCGTTATCGTTGATTCAATTATATCGCGACTCATTATAAAATGAGTGGGGTTTTAATGCGCAATAAAAGACGCGTAGTCGCAGATGCTGTTGTAACAAATGTAAATAATAAAATTTTAAAGAAAAATGAATCGTATATTTTTGAAAATAGTATTTGTGTGTGTATGGTTTTAAAAAATACAGACGAATATTTTGATGAAATTAGGGCAAACATCGGATTAATAAGATCATGGTTCAGAAGTGTGTTTCTTGTTTTAGTAAATGCGAATTCTAGCGATAATACACATGTTAATTTCAAAAATTTTCCAGAATCTATTTTATTAGATACTGTATCCGATGATCCCGAGGTTCATAAGAATTTATATTTGAATACATTTTATAATACAAAGGAATCGTTTGATTTGTTGATGGTTGTAGATCCTATGATTTCTTTAAGAACGACTCTTAAATTAAAATCCTTTGATTTTTTAACACCTGAAAAAATAGTTGATTGGGATGTATGTTTTGCCAATCAGTCTTACAAATATTATGATTTAAATAATTTAGTTTTAGATGATAATAATAACACAATAAATGGTATGGTTCATATTCCTTCAAATTCCGGACATATTCGAGTAAAATCTGCATTCGGAGGATGGGCCGTTTACAAAACACATGTATTTGGTGGAAGTCCAAGATATACATCTGATTGTCATAAAAGTTTCAATTTACATATTTCATCAAGTAGACAGGTAAAAATGTTTATAATCAGTGATTTTATAATAGAAACTTCACCAAAAAATTCATTTCTTTATTTATAATTTTTTATGTATTATTGCGCAATTTGGATGCTTTATTCTTATAGAATTTATAGGAGTAAATTTATCGCTTTCTAATGAATAGTTTACTATTAAATCGGTTGTTCTGTATAATTCATTATCAATTAGATACTGATAATTTTTTTTTATAAAATCACATAATCCAACATCATATGCGATATAATTTAATAATGTATGTTTGACTTTATATATAAGAAATATTCTAAAATCTTCAATGATATCTTGAAGTTCTTGTGAACCTGTTCTATAAAACGCAACTCCATTCAAATGATCATTAATTTTTTTATCTAACGAAACACCACCTAAATATTTACTACCAGAAATTAAAAATGGTGGATTAGAATTAACATAATCTTTGCACTTTAAAGTAAAATATTTTTCAACTATACAATCGTATTCTAATAAAATAATTGTATCATAGTGTTTACAATATTTAATTATTTCGAAAAACATTGTATTTGGGCCATTAATTAATCCATATTTTGGAACATATTCTACTTTTTTTGTTATTTGTCTAACATAAATATCATCAGATGGATGAATATTCAAATTTACAATAGTAACCTTGTTAAAATTTGAAGAAAATATTCTATTTATTTTTAGTTTATCATAAAAATTATTATTTACGAATATAATTAAATCTAGACTATTTCTTGGTTCTTCACATAAAACATCAATTAACAAATTTAATTTTCCAGTAGATATTTCTTGAGATGTTGTAGTTATAACAACACATTCGAGAATAGGTTTATTTTCCATTAATAGTATACATATTTTTTATGTATTATTTTTCAACGCCCCGTGCTCCCAAATCCACCTTCTCCACGATTATCAGGAGCAGTAGGTAAATCTTCCAAATTATCTACAAACACAATTTCTTTCCACGGCAAAAAGTTATATTGACATACTTGAAACAATCTACGATTTCTTGGAATTTCATATGTGTCAGCAGGCGTAAAACAATCAACTCTTGCAATTAATTCACCACGATATCCAGCATCCGCCAATCCAATTTGATTCGACATTCTTAAAGGTGTTAATGAAGTTGATGATCTTGCTATTAAAAGATATGGAACAGGATTTTCTCCATCTAAGGCAGCAAAATGAATACCTGTTTTTACTTCACATCCTAGAGCGTATCTATCATCCAAAGGTAATTCTAAAGTTTGAGGAAGTGATAATAAATCAAATCCTGAATCTGTAAGTCTACGACTTTTATGAAATTCTCGCATATCTGAACGGTGATTTTCATCTTTTACGTATACGTATAAACTCATATTAATAATTACGAAGCAAGATCTATGTAAGTCTTAATAGGCAAAAATGTAATTGCTACACATCCCATACCTACAAGTTGTGTAGCTATATTATACATAAAATCTTCAAATGTTATTCTTCCAATAAAAAACATAAGAAATGATCCAAGAGGATTAAAATATCCAGTGGTAATTCCTTCACCAATCATAGATACTGCAAAATATACTATGGATATTATTATAGGATTTCCTTCTGATAATAATAAAGAGTATAAAAAAGCAACTGTTCCTGCTAATTCAATAAAGTACTTCTTATTCATTTGTAAGATGTCTTAGACAAACTGCTACGTATTTCTCGGCACCTCCAACATCAATTTGAGATTCTGGAACTTTATTGCTTTTTGTATAAGGTGCCAAAGTTCCATCTTTACATAGAAAACACAAAGCATTCAATTTTTTCAAAGATGAACAAAGAGGTATAATATCAAGAATTTCTCCAAATTTACATTGTTTTGCGCATCCGTCTAGACCTACAACTAAAATGTTTTTAGAACGTTCTAAAAGGATTTCACAGAAATGTTTTAGACCTTGAAAGAATTGTGCTTCTTCAATAACATAACAATCATAATTGAAATCTGTAAATGAACATAACATATCTCTTGTATCCCAAACAACACATGAAAGACGTTCATTATCATGTGTTACCATAACATTTTCTAAAGAATATCGATTATCAATTTTTGGTTTAATTATTAAAACTAATTTTCCAATTGCGCGTTGTCTTCTTACATAAGATAACGCATAACTTGATTTACCTGAAAACATAGGACCAACAACAACTTCAAGAGACATTTTATGATGTTAGTATAAAAATAAATTATAATCCGTTTTATATAATGTATTTTGTTGCTTCTCGTAGTTTACTTGCTATATGCGATCATAAAATTAGTAATCCTGAATCAGAATCACAAAGAATTCCTTTAACTTATCCTTCTCGTGAAGGAGAAACAATTTATTGTCATCCTACTGCTATAAGAAACTTCATTTCAAATTATTTGCCAAATATAAAATTTCCTTTTGTTTTAGTTTCAGGTGATTCAGATACAACAGTTCCTGAAGATATTAGAAATGAAGCAAATTATTTATTAAATCATCCTTTATTAATTTGTTGGTATTCACAAAATTGTACAGAACCATCAGAAAAACTTAAACAATTACCTATTGGATTAGATTTTCATACTTTAGGAAATATTTCTAAATTAAAATTTATATTACAAAAAAAACATTCATGGGGACCTTATCAATCTCTTTCTCAACAAGAGCAAGATATTTTTAATTTATTATCTTTGAATTTACCTAGAATTTCAAAATGTTATGGAAATTTTCAATTTTTAATGAATACAAGATATAGTAAAGATAGAATTGAGGCATATTCAAAAATTCCACAATCGTTAGTATTTTACGAACCCATAAAAACTCAAAGAATTAATTGTTGGAAAAATATGATAAAGTATAAATATGTTTTATCACCTCATGGCAATGGATTAGATTGTCATAGAACATGGGAATCTTTAGCACTTGGATGTATTCCTATAATGAAATCATCTTCTCTTGATCCTATGTTTGAAGGGTTACCTGTCTTAATTGTAAGTGATTGGTCTATGATAACAGAAGAATTACTAGATAATTTTCAACATTCAAGAAATTTAGATAAATTAAGATTAAATTATTGGAAAGAATTATTTGACAAATATAAAAATGTGGTGTCCTAATGATAAAAATGATTTTATGAAAAATAATACTGGTCAAATAACTCCAAATAATTTAGTAGGACAAACCTTAATAAAATATGTTAAAGAAGAACATCTAAAAAATATAGTAGAAATTGGAACATGGAATGGTTTAGGTAGCACTCGATGTTTTTTGTTAGGTTTAGAACGAAATAATACTACTAATTTTTTTACACTAGAAACAAATAAGGAAAAATTAGAAATAGCAAAGAAGAATCTAGTATCGCTAACAAGTGAAAATTGTAACTTTTTATGGGGTAGTATACTAAGAATCTCTGATATTCAAAATACTGAACAAATTTTTCCAGAACTTGTAAGAAACTCCGAGTTTAGAAGATGGCATAATCTAGACATTCAGAATATTAATCTATCACCGAATGTATTAGATAAAATACCTCTTATAATTGATTTTCTTTTATTAGATGGTGGCGAATTTACAACTTACTATGAATTTTTAATTTTATTTCCAAGATGTACAAAATTTATTGCTTTAGATGATGTTAATGTTTCAAAATGTAGAGAAATAAGAAGAATATTAAAATCAAACTCTAATTGGAAAGAAGTTCATTATATTAATGAACGTAATGGATTTTCATTATTTCAATTATTATAATATAATTAATGAAGTATTTGATCGCAGGAACTACGCGTAATATTTCTTCTACTTGGTCAAATGTTCAAATATCTTTAGAAAAAATATTTTCAGTATTAGATTCTTATGATATGTTAATTGTAGAATCTAATTCAGAAGATAATACTTTGGATTTATTAAGAACTTGGAGTTTAGGAAAACAGAACATAAAAATTATTTCTATGGGAAATTTAGAAGGGTCAAGAACACAACGTATTTCAATATGTCGTAATGAATACTTGAAATATATTACTGACCATGATTATCTTTTAGTTGTTGATTTAGATAATATCCTGAATATCCAAGATAATTTTAAAGAACAATTAGATTCATGTTTTTCAAGAAATGATTGGGATTGTATAGCATCTAATAGAGTAGATAAATATTATGATGTTTGGGCTTTAAGATCTTATGAATTAGGTATTGATTTTGATTGTTGGGAAATGACAGATAAATATGATAATATAAAATCAATTTATAAAGAATTTCGAAAAATGGCAAATAAATGTGATATTATAAAATTAATTCAACGAAAACCTCGAAAAATACCTCCTCATCGTGAAAAATATGTAGATAAATTTATAACTAATATACCTCAAAATTCTAAATGGATTCTTTGCGAATCAGCATTTGGAGGTATGGCATTATACAAAACATCGTCTATAAAAGGTCATGTGTATGATGGAGATAAAACTTGCGAACATGTAGAATTCAATAAAGGACTACGCATATTTATTAATCCATATTTTCTAAGCGGATAATTAATTCCTATCTAAACTATTCAAATACCATTCTAGGAACAATATGCATAGCTTCTAATTCTTGTGTCCATAATTTCACCGCATAAGGAATTGTTTTCATTTCAAATTGTGTTTGAACTCCACATGTTCCACAATGATAAATGTTTTCTGATGGATTTACTACTGCTAACGTTCCACAAGATTTACAAAATCCTGTCGTAAAAGGATCTGAGACATCCATTAATCTTTCTTTTGTGAATACAGATGCTCCATGACTAATCATACAATCGCGTTCCATTTCACCTACTCTTAAACCACCATCACGAGATCTCCCTTCACAAGGTTGACGAGTCAAAGAAACAATAGGTCCACGTGCTCTTGAATGTTTCTTATCCAAAACCATATGTTTCAGACGTTGATAGAATGTAGGTCCCATAAATATCTCAGATTCCATCATTTCACCTGTTTGACCATTATATAAAATCTCATTTCCATAAGGATGCATTCCAAGTTGAAGTAATTGTTCACGAATATTTCCTACGGGTAAGTGTGAATAAGGAGTTCCATCACCCAATGTTCCTTTTTCACAACATATTTTTCCGTACATAGTTTCCATTAATTGCGCAATAGTCATTCGTGAAGGAACTGCATGAGGATTCATTATGAGATCTGGTCTTAATCCACTCGCCGCAAAAGGCATATCTTCTTCATTCAGAATAATTCCACATGTCCCTTTTTGTCCATGTCTTGAACTGAATTTATCTCCAATATCAGGCACACGTTCAGAAACAACACGAACTTTTACAAAAGGATATCCGTCCGAATTTCTGTCTTGCCATACACCATCTACACGGCATTCTTCCGAATTTTTATGTGTTGTTGAAGAATCGCGATACTGATAATTATTTGCATCATTTTTAATTGAAGTTACTTTTCCAATAATAATATCATTTTCTTTAATTTTCGAATGTAGAATAGGAACACCATTTTCTCCAATAGCATGATAAGAAGATGTTTTAAATCCACGAGTATTTTCACGACGAGGTTTTGTAAACTTTTCTTCTTTACCAGAAGCTATATTTCTATGTTCTTCATCTTTATAAATTGTATAATACAAAGTCCGAAACAATCCACGATTTACAGATCCACGATTTAAAATAACTGAATCTTCTTGATTATATCCACCATAACAACCAATAGCTACAATTATGTTGTCACCTGAAGGCATTTGATGAGTATCTAAAATATTCATCATACGTGTTTCTACAATAGGACGCATAGGGCTACACAAAATATACCCATTTTTATCTAGACGATTTGAATAATTACGAGCAAATATACCCATTGCTTGTTTTCCCATAGCAGATTGATATGTGTTACGAGGAGATTGGTTATGATCACTAAATGGAATACTGGATGCCATATGTCCTAAAATTAAAGTTGGGTGAATTTCACAATGTGTATGTACTTTTGTAACTTCTGAATGTAACATGGCCACACGAATTACTTCGGTTTCACAGGGATCAATGTATTCTAAATTTGTAGATACCCAATCATTCCAGTTTTTTGGATCTTTGGGACTTTCTACAATTTTACCATTTGAAACACGAAATAATGGTCGAACAAATCTTCCACTATCCGTCTCAATATTTATTGTAAACTCTTCAACGTTCCAAGAAATACCTGTGTGAGGATGTAACACAAACGTTCTTTTACATTCTCGCAAAATATTATGAATTTCATAAGGCTTAGTTGTATATCCAACAATAACTCCGTTCAAAACAATAGTTGTTCCTTCATACTGTTTCAATTCTTTAATCCATGAAATATCTGTATTTTCTAAAACTTTTATAACAGACATTGAAGGTGTGTGTTGAGTAATAGATGTTAGCATAGACATAGCTTTGACAATACCAACAGAATGGCCTTCTGGAGTTTCAACAGGACACACATATCCCCATGAAGTTCCGTGTAATTTACGAGGAGCTAATAACTTACCAGATTTTTCAATAGGAGTTTGAATTCTTCTTACATGACTTAATGTTGCGGAATATGAAAGGCGATTTAGAACTTGTGAAACTCCCATTTTTGTTGCATTTGATATAGTAGATGTTATACCAAGTCCTTGAACTGTAAAATTTCCTGTTGCCAACGCCTGTTTTAATTTTCCTTCAATTGTAGACACTTTCAGAATTTTATATAGATTATTCACGTTCAAAATTTCCAAAGGTCTCGGAACATCTCCTCGTTTCCATATATCATTATTCACTTCATGAACAAATTTACTTCGAATATCTTTACATACTTTCTGAAATAATTGTCGAAATAGATGAGTTAATAAAGCTCCTGTTGTTACGATACGCTTATTTTGATAGGCATCGCGATCATCAATTTTTACAATTCCTTCGGAAGCAAGAAGTAGTTTTCTAACTATTCGTGAAATTATAGTGATTTTTCTAGCACATAAGATTTCGTGAGAAGATGTATCACCCGCAAACTTTACATGTGGAAGACATTCTGTTTCAAGAAGACTTAGAACATACGAACGTTTATCTTCCAAATTAGTTGAATATTGAAGATGGTGAGTTAAATACTGAATAGCGTCTGATTTTGAATAAATGTTTAGATCCGAACATTCCTTAAATGAAGCAGCCAATAATTCAATATATTCATGTGTGGGACAAATAAAGTTAGCTATTGTTTCATCATCTTCAATTCCTAAAACTCGAAATAAAACCATTAAAGGAAGATCTTCTTGAAATCTTGGAATACAAAATGTCAATGGATATCCAAGCCCATTAAATTTTGAGGATATACGTATTTCCAGCTTTTTAGGAGGAGATGTAAATGATTCGTGTAAAGACTTGAATTCTGCAGAATGTGTAAATTTCGCAGAAGATTTCTTGCTATGGAAAATCATGGTTCGATTATCAGCAACCTTTTCTTGACAAAGAATAGTTCTTTCGGAACCGTGTATGATAAAATATCCGAATGGATCATATTGACATTCTCCAATCTCTTTCTTGCTTATAGGATAATCGTTCATAATACAAAGAGATGATCCAAGCATAACAGGAATTTTTCCTAAAGAAACTCCTTCAAATATTTTTACATTCTCGTCATACTCTGTTAAAGTTGTACCTTTATAGGTTCTAGCAGTAAATCGAACATCACAAAACATTTGAGCAGCATATGTAAAATTACGAGCTCTTGCTTCTTGAGGAAACATTGGTTTGATTCGCCCAGTAGCTTCTTGAATTCTTGGTTTCATATACGTTATATTCTCAAAACTCAATCTTAACTCATATTTATATTTTTTTGTTTTTTCATCTTGTTGATGCCAAACAACAATTGGAGCAGTTGATGAAATAATTAAAGGAATTTTATTCCGAATAAAATCTTCGAAAGATTCAATTTGATGTTCTACAAGCTTAGAAACACCTTCGGCTTGAAAATATGTTTGTATTGTTTCCCATTCCATCGTGTTAATATGAAACTATTTCTTCGTAAATGATTATCATTCGTTTTTAATAATGGACGGACCAGTCAAAATCACAAAGGTTGGAGCAGAAACTAAATCTTCTCCACCAATCTTAGAAGGTTCTTCTAAAAAATCAAAAAGAAAGACTTTAAGAACGTTTCCGAGGGGTATTTTAAAACCTGTAACAAATCCATCTAAACAACCACCAGTGAAAAAGGGAGCGAGAAAAATAACAATTAGGTTAGATGTTAAAAAACGTCCTAGTTTAGGAAAACTGACAAGAAAACAAAGGCGACAAAAACTCAAAGAATTGCGAATAGGTGAAAAATTACCTGAAGAATTACAAATTGAAGTTTTGAAAGCAGGAATGGAAGCTGGATTAATTTCTGCGTAATAAGTATTTACTATGACTGCTATTTGGGGACCTTTAGGATGGATGACATTACATTCAATATCTGTTTGTTATCCCGATAATCCTTCACCACACGATATTTCGATATTGAATGAATTTATGAATGCTTTTAAAGATTCAATAACGTGTCCACATTGTAAAGATGACTTTGAAAATGTGTTTTTAAAATATAAAGTAGCGCATCCAGAATGGAGTATGAATAAATATCATTTATTTTTAGCTATGGTTCGAATGCATAATACAGTAAATAGAAAATTAAATAAACCTTCACCTAAAAGTGTTTCTGAATCTCTAGATTTTTTAAGAAACGCTACAAAATATACAAGTCAAAAAGAATTTCGCGAAAAGTATATTGAACATGTAATTCGAAATTGGAGTAGTTTTCAATTTACTGGTTCAAATGCTGTATTGGCCTTACAAAATGCTATAAAAATGCAAAAAATTAATTCTGAATATTGGAATTTACGTGAAGGTTCATATGATACACAATTTCCTGAAAGTGAAATATTTTTGGACGTGACGCAATATACTGTAGGTATCATAAGACCAATAAGCGGTGGTATGTCATCCTTTGTTAAAAAGATGTGGAAACGCTAGTAAGGTCATTTGTTGGATGCCAAGGTAAAGAAATTCTAGGTTTCATTTCCCAGTCAAATTTTTTCATCCAAGGATTTCTTGTATCCGAATGAAGTTCATCAGGAAATAATACAAGGCGTTTTGATTGTCTTAAAGATTTTGAAGGCATTATAAATTGTAATTGTTTAGTTACTGTAAAATTAAGAGGTTCTTCTTCAATATTACATTCGTTGTATTGAACGATATCTTGAATAAGCGGAGCATCCGAATAAGGATAAGACCATGACCAATTTTTTGGTTTTGAATTCTTAAAATAATATTGTGTCCAATGAAATGTTTTCCAATAAGATTCTACGACAGGTTGTATATTTGTAACACCGTCTAAAACATGTAATCTATATTTTCTACGAAATAAACATTTATCTTTTCCTAATAAAGCTTTTTCTTCAGGTCTTCTACGTCTTTGAATACATTCTACCAATACATCCATTTCATGTTTTGAACAATATTTGAAAAACGTTTTACGGCCTTCGGATGTCAATAAATCAGGATTTCCGGATTTAACATACATTTCCAATGCTCTTTCATATCCACCTTCTCTTAAAGAAAACATAGCTAAATTAGGCATAAAATCATTACCAAAACAAAGAATACTTAGAGTTATATATTGTTCAATATCCAAAGGTAATTGTTCAAAAAGATTCCATATATTTAATGTAGCAAATTCGGCAGATTTAAGTTTAGGATCATTAAATTCAGAACTTTCACGAAGAAGTAACATTTGGTTTGGTTTTGAAAGAGTATGATGTTGTAACGCAATTAAAATTAAATCAGCATCTAATCCGTATATACATATAGATCTTCTTCTATGTTCTGGGAGTTTTTGTAATTCCATAATCATTTTATGTTCACCTTCTCCTGGTATTTTTGTTCCGTTTATAATCGCATAAGGAAACCTAGATTTTAAAGCTTGTTCCAATTCTCGCATATAAGGAGTATCCGGAGAAATTTGATTTCTATCAAACACTCCTTCTTCTTTTATACGCATTCTACGATATCTTTGTTGAACTATTTTTCCATAAGGAACTAATCCATCCATAGCAATAATTAAAAGCTTAGATTTACAAAATGTAGAATGAATGTGTTCAAGAGCATCTATAACACTTGTAATTGGATCTTCATCTTTTAAATAACGATGTATCAAACAATTAAAATCTATAACAAAAACATCAACTTCTATTTGTTTTACGACTTGAATAATGCCTTTATGAGATCTTGATAAACTTGCAAAATAAAACGGTATTCCCATTACATAAGTTTATCATGCTAAGTGAAAACTCTTGTTACAAAAATAAATGTATTATTGGTTAGCTATACTTCTATTTATGTTAGCAGCAGGATGGTATGCGTATAGTGTTTCTTCAAAGGTTAAAGTTGCTGGGTGTTCTTCGTGTCCAAACAAGAATTCTTTTACAGATGATAAATGACGGACAAAACATGGATTCAAGAAGCTGTAAAACACATGGATAAAGGGGCATTTACGAAACAAAGTAAAAGATCACATAAAACACCATTAAAATTTGCGAAAAGTGTTCTTAGTCATCCTAAAAAACATACGTTAAAAACTAGACGTCGAGCTCAATTTTTAATGAATATATCCAAAAGAAAAACTCGCGGTAGAAAGTAAAATGTGGACTAAACTTTTATTAAGTGCGCTATTGTTTGCCCTCCTTGTTCCTGGTGTTCTTGTAACTCTTCCTCCTGGTGGATCTCGTATGACTGTACTTGCAGTCCATGCAGCTGTCTTTGCTCTCGTAAGCAGTTATGCGATGCGAATGATGTTTCCTCGTCATTAAAAAATAATGACTAATTTATAAATGGATTTAATTAGTCCTGCATTATCCGCCCTAGTATTTCTAACTTTTGTTCCAGGTGTTTTGTTTACGTTTCCTAAACATGGTTCTCGAACAACAGTCTTAGCTGTTCACGCTCTATTATTTGTCATAACTCTAACACTTGTAATGCGATATTATTGGGTCACGGTAAAAGGATATCCTGAAGGATTCGCTAACTATGTGGGATCATCTCAAACTCCTTGCCCTAATGGATACGTTCCTGGTATGAATCAAGGTGGAAAACCGGACTGTGTTCCTGTTGGTAGTAAAACGTATGAACCACTACTACAATAGAGTATTGCTTTATAATAAATGTTGTGGTCGATAGTATTAAAAGCAGTTTTATTTTACGTCCTTGTTCCCAAAGTATTTTTAGCTTTGCCACAAGGTGCTTCTTTGGTAACTCAATCACTTGTTCACGGTCTAGTTTTTGCTGTTTTATTACACTATATTCATAAATATTTGGAAACAGTATTTGAAAGATTTGATAATCCAAGTACAAAAGTTGATCCACCATGTCCTGGAAATTCTAGAAAACTTCCATCCGGAGACTGTAAAACGGATACTTAGACTCCAAATAAATACATATTGGAATGGATAGCAATACAATAGATGAAGAACAATTTATACTCGAAGATGATTACTACGACTTCGAGTATGAAGAATATTTAGATTATATGGATTGGGTCGAACAAACATACTACGATTAAAAACGGATTTTGTTGGGTTAATCTTTTTTAAACCTTAATTAAAATGACAAGACAGAAGAGAATATTTAGAATGAGTCAAGATGATTTACTTACTCTAATGAATACTTATAAAATAAGCGATACACAAACAGGAAATTCAACTGCTACATTTATAGGACAATATTTTCTAAAATCTTCTAGAACTGGCACATTTGAAATTACAAGGACTGGATTATTAAGAGAGGCTACATGGGCTAGGAAGAACGGATTTATTCAATGGAGTGAGATAGTTTCTAATTGGGCTGAACTAGCGGAAGTTTCGGTTTGAAATATCTATTGGTGTAATTTTAAATGGCTCTTAAACCAATTAATCGTGAATCTATGCGCACTCTAAAATATTTAAAAGATGAAGGAATGCGTCAAGGATATATTCAAGAAATTGTAGAAACTATCTATACAAATGCAGTTGAACAAGCAATGAATACGACACGAACTGTATATCGTTATGAAATAAATAATCGCGATAGACAATTTTATTCAGATAATATGTCAGAAATTCTTGAAAAACTTCAAACTTTATTCCCTAGTTGTGTTGTAAAAGATGTTTTAATGTATCGAGGAAAAGATAGACGCACATACGGAATTGATGTTATGGATGAAGATTTTATGAAATCATCTGTTATTATGTATATTCTTGTTGATTGGACTTAGAAAAACGAATTACAGGAAATCTTTTTTACTTTATGATAAGGATGCAAAAACCATTTAATGAACATCTTTTATGGAAAGGAGCTATTCAACGTTCAAATTATCCTATACCTATTCGTAAACCAAAAATGATACTTCCTAAAATAAATACAATTATAGGCGGTACATATGATGATGAAGACATTTGGGAGGATATTACAAAAAGGTATGATATGTATAGTAAGAAATATTGGGAAAGAATAAAAAAAATACACACAGAGTATCGCAATTCTTCTATAGAAGAAGGAATACCTTTTAAAAGATGGTATTATTAGATAGAAAAATAGGTTTAAAATGGGTTGAATTTTTTAAGTTAAAATGAGTACTCTTTACGTTCTTCAATTAGATGATGACAAATGGTATGTTGGTAAGACTGATGATGTTACAAATAGATACAAACAACATTTAAGTGGTAAAGGTTCTATTTGGACTTCAAAATATAAACCAATTTCTATTCATATAACTAAATCAAATAAATCTATTCATGATGAAACAAATTTAACAAAAGATTTTATGAAAAAATATGGCATTGATAATGTTCGTGGAGGTGCGTATACACAATTAGAATTACCAAATGGAACACGAGAACTAATACAGAATGAATTTAAAAGTGCAAATGACAAATGTTATAAATGTGGATTAAGTGGACATTTTGCCAATAAATGTAAAGAAGAAGAATCGGAAGAAGAATTGGTTTGGGGATGTGAAAATTGTAATAGAGAATTTACTACAAGATTTGGATGTATGGTCCATGAAAAATCTTGTAAAAAGTCATCTCCAAAAGAAAGTGGGGTTTGTTATAGATGCGGTAGAAAAGGTCATTATTCGTCAGATTGTTATGCGTCAAAACATATTAAAGGTTATGAACTAGACTGATAATAATGCATAATGCAAATATAAGTAATAGAACAAGTTTTTCAAAAAAATATTCTCTAACAACTACTTTTTTAGTTTTGTTTTTATTAACTCTGTCGATATAAATATCATTTAAATCATTAAATGATGTTGGAGGCATGATAAAAACGAAAGTTATTATTATTAAATTAAATACAAGAAAATGGGTTGTATATACCGGATCTTAAATAAAGTAAATGGCAAATCATATATAGGTCAAACTGTTTATGATAATCCTAATCGTAGATGGAATACTCATAAAAGCAATTATACTAAACCAAAACATAATGAACACATTTATCGCGCTATGCGAAAACACGGTATAGATAACTTTGAATTTAGTATAATTTGTAGTTGTAGTAAAGATGAACTCTCAAACTTGGAGATAAATTATATTAAGGAATTCAATACTTTCGGAAAATTTGGTTATAATATGACCAGTGGCGGAGAAGGAACCAGAGATTGTAAGGCTTCAGACGAAACTAAAAGAAAAATATCTCTTGCCGGTAAAGGAAGAATTCCTACAGAAGAAACTAGGAAAAAACTATCATTAGCAAACATGGGTCATACCGTTTCAGAAGAAACTAGAGAAAAATTACGCAAAGCATCTAATGGTAAAAGAGCAAAGCCAGAAACAATAGAAAAAATCAAAGTTGCTTTGGGTAAGAGAATAATTAAAGATTCTACAAGAGAAAAACTTAGAAATAATATGTTGGGTAAACCAAAGACTGTTGAACATATTAATAATGTAAAGAAAGCAAAACGGATATTAAGTGACGAGGATGTAAACTATATTCGCGAAAATCTGGGCCTCCCCGACAGCTGGTTGGTAGCAGCATAAAGGACGCTAAACTGGCAGCGTCTGTGCGTGGAATGACAGGCGGCGTTTGTCGCCAATCGCCGCCTAAA